GAATTACTCTTGACTTGTCTGTTAATGTGTTTGAGATATGAATTGATAGTGGGATCGCTGGATGATACCTCTTCTTTGGTTTCATCACCAGCATTTTCCCCTAAAGATTCTGGTTCTGGATTAGCACTGCCGCTTGGAAGTGTCTGATTTGAGAAGTAAGACTTCTTAAGAAGTTCTAATTTGTCTCTGTACTGATCGGCTGAGTCATATTCAAGGCCTTCAGAAAGTTGTGCCAATTTTTCCTTTTGGGTATCAAGAAGATCCTCAGATACTTCAGCAAAAACTGCCTTACACTCGCTTTCGACCATATCTTTTCTGAGTTCCATATCTTTCTTCATATGATCGTTAATTTGACCTTCAAGATCGCTGACCTTGTTTTCAAATTCTTCGATTAAATCACGTCGGTCTTCATCGACCACAACATGATGCTCGTTCAGAAGATCTCTTAGACCTCTCATAAAGTTCTCAGTTACTTCAGTTCTAACACCTTGGTTAATTGCAAGTTTATTTTCAGCTAACCATTCAGAAACAACGTAGTCAAGATATTGGTCAACTTGCTCAGTCATATCTTTGGTATTATGATTATTCATTTCATCCAAACGAGTTTGTGCAGCACTAACAATATGATTGGCAATCACAGTGGTTTTAGCACGAACAGCAGCATTGAATACCTCTGTCAGGCTATTTTTAGTTTCCTCTGAGAGAGAATCATCATTGATAATTGCTGATACATCATCTTTATCTTTAAGATTTTCAGAAATGATTGAATCGATATCAAGGTCAAAAGTTTCGAATGTAGGTTCAGACTCTTCTTTAACGTCCTCACCTTCCTCCTCCTCTTCTTCGTCCTCTCCATCTTCATCACCGTCCTCGTCATCCTCTTTTACACCCTTCTTCTTCTTTTTATCTTCATCCAAAGAAGGAGTATTGTCGGTTTCAAGAACAGTGTCTTCTTCTTGCAATTCAGACACGTCTTCTTGGGTTTTGTTGTTGTCGGAAGGAACTACGTCGGCAGTGGATGTGTCTTCAGCAGCTTCTGCAAGACCATCATTTACATCTCTGTACACTTCTTCGTATGCTTCCTGAATTGGATCGTTAGCCATTTAGTATCTCCTAATCGGTTTTATAGGCTTTCCTAATATATATAAACATCACAGGCTCGACAAGAACTTATTGAAAGCCTTAACATAACTAAGTTCTTTTTCTTTTCTTTCATTAATGATTGATGCAGCATTATCGATATTTTTTGCCATATCATTGAGTTCTGACTCGCTGAAATATCCATTATTCCATATCCATTCTTTTCCTTCCATGACACCATTTACAAATGCCTCTGGTGCAGAAGGATCTGCAACAATATCAATGGCGGCCAAGATAAAATCTGACTGTACTTCATTGATTCCGCTGCTGTTTTTCTTAAGCGATCCCATACCCCGTGACGATACACCTATTTTAGCACCTTCGTCAATTAGATTTTTAACAATCTTGCCGTATGGAGTATCCATAATTTTAGCACGACCAGTAATATTATTGCCATCAATAGAGAGACTTTTAATCATATGCGACACTCTCTCTAGATTAACTGTTGGACCTTCTGGGTGACCCAGCTCTCCCAAGGCACGTTTAGTAGAAACATATTCGTTGTTATAACGATCCGCTTCTTTTAAAAGAATATTACGGGGGTAGATTCTACCGTTTTTATTTTGTGCTTCTGACTGCATAAAAATGCCTTCAACAAAATAACTTTTTGTTCCATCTTCGGTGGATTCTGAAACGGTCCGTATGTCGTCTAAAGATGTTTCTACTATTAGTTTCATTCTTTTTTCTCTGGTTTATTGTCTGGGTGTTTTGCCCATTCTTTTTTTAATTCATTAAAAAATTTCTTTTTTTCTTCATCTGAAAGATCATTTGGACTTTTGGCATCGGAATCGTATTTAGCAAGGGTATAGTCATATAATTTTTTATATGCTTTTTGTTCAGGCGATAAATCTTTCTCGTCGTTTAAAATTTCATCATCTAAAACATGTTTATTTTCAGATATGCCTTTAGCAATAGTGGAGGTTAAATCATTTAATCCTTTTGCCACTTTAATATATAAAAGATTATGTGTATTTTTACTAAAATCCACAATATTTTCTTCTTTCATATTAGTGACTAAATTATTGAGATCAGACATCGTTATCCTCCGCTGTATTATTAATTCCAAAACCGACTAATTTCAGAAAACTAAATTTAGATTCGGACAACATACGGTCGTATATAAGTCCGTTCTGATTATTTAGTGATTCGCGAATTCTAAGAAGTATTTCCGATGTTTTCGGATCAACTTTCGTTTGTTCGTCTGTATTACCAAATTCAACTACAACAGACTCTCCTTGGTTACAAGACCAGTTTAATTTTTGAAGTATGTTTTCCTTCACCTCTTCTTTTTCATCTTTTGCAAATTTGGCTGCGGCAACGGTGTCTTCTTCAGATTTTATCACACCATTTTTTAAGGCCCAGGCTTCAAATTGTTTAGATTTAATAAAATTTGTTGCTTCTTTTTCTGCTCTTATGGGACCAGCAAATAACTCCCACCGGGCATCATTGATATAAACAGAAACTGGTTTGTTTCTTCCTATACCAAGAGTTTTAAGAGTGATATTATATTCGCCAACTTCCCCCGCTACACCGACTTTTCTGTTTACTTCAACATTCTTAAGAAAGTATTCTTTATCATAAGTTGGATCTAATACTGTATCTTTTTGGGTATCAATAATCTGGGGTCCCCTGTTCTCCCGTTCTACTTCTTCTTCTGTTATATTATAGTATGCTACAGCATTAGATGATTTTTTATCTAAGGTATTTTTGATGTCATCTGAATTCATTAATATCCCTCCGGATCATCGGTAATAATCCCTGCTTCTCGTTCAGCAGCAATTTGTTTATCCATTTCCTTCATTTCATCATCCGACTGGCGAAGAATATGCCTTCTTACCCACTCGGTTGAAAAATATTGACCAATATAGTCGTTGACATCGCTGAGAATGCTCATTCTTTCGGTGATAATTTCGTATTCTTTTAATTCAGCGAAATGGTTATCAGAAACATATTCAAAATTAATATCCAAATAGTGCTCTTCCCATTCCTCTTCAGACATTATCCCCTTTAAAAGGCATTGAGTCTTCAGAAGAAAAAGGAACAAAATGTTGAACTTATTTCTTAATCTATCAATAAATTTCTGAAATTTTAATTCATCCCGTGTGATTTCTGCTGAACGACCCATATTAAAGTCAGATTCAATTTCCATTCTAGAAAGTGGAATATTCAAAGATTGTAATGTTTTCTTTTGAAAATAATTAACATCATCCATTTCACCTAAATTTTGGCCGCCATCTAGAGTGGAAATTTCTGTTCCTTTGCCACCTTCTCGACGTGGAAGCCAGAAATCTTCAAGCATTGACATATGCTTTTTATCGTCTCTTATTTCACCTGTGCTGGCATCATAAACTAATTTATTTCTATACTTATTCATCAAAGACCGAACATATTGTTCAGCCTTGGTTTTAGGGAGATTACCTACATCAATATAAAAGATTCGTCTTTCTGGAGCACGAGAAATTCGGTAAATAACCACTGCATCTTCAATCATACGAAGTTGGTTTAGTGGTTTTATTGCTTTATGAAGATAAGAAATTACTCGCTGATTTGATGAATCATACAGACCAGAAGTTACATAACAAATGGCTTCGGGTGCAATCCTAACACCTTCCTTCAACATATCATCTTCAAAATAGGTAAAGTATTCATCTGTTTTTTTTACAATCTTAACACCGTCATTATTAAAATCAGATTGAGTCTCAATAACTTTTTTGATTTTTTGTGGATCAATATAGCGGACTTCTTTAATACCTTGTTTTAATCTTTTGTCATCGACTATCACGTGGTAGTAAAGGCGACCATCAATATACCATTTTCGGAAGATTTCATAACCTCTACTATTGAATTCTAAGAGTCTAAAAACATTATTAAATTCATCAGTGATTTTTTCTTTAATGCTATCAGATAAGTCTAGTTTATCCAAAATTACAGATACCGATTTAGAATTGTTATCATAAACAATTGATTCATTACAAATATCTTCAATCGCGGATTCTACCTCAGGATAGAGAGACATTTCTCTATACTTGCTAATAAATTCAATGTCTGTTTGTGCTTTTCCGTCAAAATCAATGACTGAACTAAAATAGCCGCCTGCACCATCTACATAATGAGCACCTTCATCTTTATCAGGTGCTACAAATGATTCAATTTTTTGTGGCTGGGTAGATTTACTACCTTTTTTGTTTTTTCCTAGTTTGAATCCAAACAATTCTATTGGCATTATATAGTTTCTCCATGTTCACTTTTAAATTCAACCACCGGGTACGGGAGCGATGCCCGGCGAAACGGATTCATCAGTATCCTGCGTAATAAAGTAGGAATATTGCATAGTAACTGAAAATTCAACCAAGTCCGATGCATCAGTAGACACATCAACAGCTGCTACTTCTGAAGGCCAGCAGTGGAAGAACCTGTAGGCCTTAACCGGCTCACCTTTTCTATCTAGATGATCAATATTCCAATCAGGAAATAAAGCACCAGATAGATTGTGCTCGGTAGTAGAAACATTAGCGACAGTCTGATTAATATCATCCATCCATTTTTCGAATGCATTTCTGAGTTTAAAATCACCATCAGAAAGGAATGTCAGAGTCCATTCAGCATATTCTCTTTCTCCGGGGAGTTTGAGTTTTCTGCCTCGATAAGGAACTTCAACTGCACCAATCGTTGATGCTGGAAGTGAAGCGGCCTTACAAAGATAACCCACCTCTGATGGGAGAGTGGTATTGCCTATGTTTCCCTGTACTCTGAAAAGGAATGGACGAACGCCACCTTTTGAAAGAGCATTCTTAAAATTATTAATATTCATCGACATCAGTCGCTTCTCCTATTGATTTTTTGGATCAAACCCCAATTTCATCAAATTTAATACCTGATCGTGTGGCAACAAAGTTGAGGGTAATGAAGTTGATCGAACGTGTTGGTTTAATGTAGATATCTGCCACGAACTCGTTTCTATCAACAACGCTTCCCGGATTATTTGTTTCATCACAAACAACCTTGAAATCAGTCATACCCCGTCTTGCCATAACATCTCTCAGGAATGGCTCAACCATGTTTTTGAATTGTGCTCGTGTGAATGCGTCATTCTGCTCAAACAGCTGATATTTAGCAGCAGTTGAGATTGCTTTCTCAAGTACGATGAACAAGCGACGCACGTTGATTCTGTCAAACGCACTAGGTTTAGATTGCAGAGTTTTGTCACCGAAGAGAACTGTACCTTCACCGGGGAATGCAACAATTGGGTTGATATTCGCTGTGTAGAGGTCATCTCTTTGACTCTTAGACGGGTTCAAACTTAGTTTAACAACCCCTCTGATCTTACCACGATTAAATCCTGCTGGGGAGAACCATGTCTCTGTTGCTTCATCTGATCTGACTGCAACACCAGCAACATCGCCATTAAATGGAACCCATCTAAAGACATCATTGAACTGGTCATACATGTACTTCCAACCGGAGTCGAGGAAGGCATAAGAGGAGTTGAGTCCTTGACCAGAACTCGATCTCTTAAGTTTACCTTCTCTGTAATAGACAATATTGGCTACTTGTGTGCTTGCTTCCTTGGCAATACCAGAAGTTGTATTTAAGCATTCGCTTTCCTCTGGGGAAATGAATACCACTGCATCTTTTCGTGCTTCAACAAGGTCAATCAAACCAATTGATTCAGTATATCCGGCAGGACCACCAAGAATCAAATTGATATCAATCGTTTCTGCATCAGAGAAAAGACCATATCCCATTGAAATACCAGAAGTTGGTCTAATACCACCGTAATCTCCAGTACCGCCAGTCATGGAGGCAGCAAAACCAATTGTGCTTCCGCTAGCATTAAGTACATGGAATGTTCCACCATCGACTGTTAATTCAGCACCCCACAGCAAACTTCCATCCGTGACACCTGTATTTACAGTGGTAGGATTGAGTGTTGGGATATCTCCTGCATAAATGTATTTGGAATTTTCGTTGATATAATCTTTGTAATAGGCATTTGACCCATCAAAACTCTTGGCATTGGATGCCTTGGACATTCCATCAAATACTTCAAGAACAGTACCTTTAGTACCGGAGAATTCGCCATCTTCATCGATGACTGCAATATTCACACCGTCGTAAATGGTTGTTGATCCGGTTTTGTCTTCAGCCATTTGACTGGTGAAGGGCATTTTGGTCTGGAATTGATCTTTATAGCTCCAATTGTTATATGCACCCGCACTGACTCCCCAGCCGCCGGTTGCCGCAACAACGGCATCAGCAAAATCACCTGTAACACCTGAATCGGTATTACCGGGGAAGAGAACAGTAAATGTTGCACCATTTACGAAGGTGCTCCCAGCACCAAGATTGATGAGCATGCTGGCAGCCTGCGTGGTCCCGCCCGCTGCAACGAATTCGTAAGTATTACCGCTGGCTGCCAGTGTTGCACCAGCAGTTAACCCTCCGAGGGTGGAGACTGTGACATTAACACCAGTTAGAGAGTGATCAAACGTGTAACCGTATCCACCATCATGCCATATGACCTTAAGGGAATCTCCCTTAACACCGGGGTATCTTGCAACCCACTGGGCATCTGTGGGGTTACCAGTCCATTCATCTTTATTTCTAAACAATTGCAGAGTTTTACCTGAGTCAACAGCATTATATGCGGTTGAACCAAGAGAACGAACAACTTTAAGATTATTACCATAACCTAAGTAATTTGCAGCGGTAAACCAGTGCTTATAGTTTGAATTGTTTGGTTTACCAAATAGTGAAAGAAGGTTACCAACACTATCTACAGTGACAATTTTGTCTGCTGGTCCCCAATCAAAATAGCCACAATACCCAGCAAGGGTTGTTGCTACTGCGGGAACGATAGTGGAGAGATCAATCTCTTTGGTAACTACTCCGGGGCTTACCTGAAATGCCATGTTATCGACTCCTAGTGTTTAAAGCTGGCCAATGACCAGCTGGTCATCGTTATATTTATACAAGACGGCACTTTGTATTTGCGATTTAAGTTATTTATAAATTTCTCCAAAGGTTCCCCTCATCGTCTATTTCAAAATCATTTGAAAGACCATCGTCAATCATACCAAATGGGGTGAGCCCTTCCTCAAGATCTTTAATCTGTTCTGAATAAAGAGTTTCTCTTAAATTTCCGGATACCAAATTTTTAAAATAGTCTTGTGTCGACATCCAACCAAACAAAACTAGTGTCATTGCTAAGTCATCATGGTGTCCGGGTTCGGCTGCATAAGAGTTGCCCTTTTTAATGAATGTTGTTAATTCTCTTATAGTATCCAAATCCGGGATTAATAATTTATCAGTCTCAACTAATTCCTTAAGCATAGAACAACCCATTCTTTTTACACTTTGAGATGTTTTTACACCCAGTTTAGATTTTACTGTACCAAAACCAGAGCCAATTTCTTGTCCAACACCTGTTTTATTGCGTGTCATTATAATATTTTCATATTCTAACTCATGATGAAGAATATCAGCCACTTGTCCACCAATGTCATTAACTTCCACAAGCATCGGTGCAGTATTATATCTGATTCCCATCCGGTATAAAAGATTGGGGAGAACCATTGGTGGTATAGTATTGTTGGTAAAGGCACACACCAACTTGTATGGGCATTCGGTTACATCCAATATAGTAAAAGAATGATAATCTCCGCCAGTGCCGCGAGAGATGTCAACACACATAATGTATTCATGTCCTTCTTTGGGTTCTTTATACACGCGTATACCTTCTTCTGTCGCGGATTCCGGTTCAACAAACACTAATTCCCGCAATTTTTGTGGACGAATTAATGTGTTTTCGCTACCAATGAATTCACACTCAAATTCGACCCTAAATTGATCCTCCGATGTGTTTGCTATTGTTTCATTTTTCCATTTTTCATCTCTTCCGGGTACATCACTCCAATGAATTTCCACTGGGGCATAACTGTTCCTACCTTTCAAGGCATCAACCCATAACTTATGGAACATGTTTAGACCTTTTGGTGTAGATACAATCAAAACTTTGGTGTTTTGACCAGACGAAATAGTTGGATAAACGGAGCTGAAAAATTCATCGGCAACTTCATGGGGTACATAGGCAAATTCATCCAAAAATATCATGTTAAAAGATCCACCACGGACAGCACTGGAGGAAGTTGCAGACGCCAATATTTTAGAATTGTTTTCTAGTTCAATCGATCCTTTATTCCATTCTTCTACACCCTGCTGTATCCACTTGGGTAAATTTTCATAAGCAAGTTTTAATCTATGGAGAAGTTCTCTGGCAGTGGCTTGTTTATTTGCTAAAATGGCAACTCGAACATCCGGATTGAAAAGAACATAGTGAAGCAAATATGCAATAACGCATGTACTTTTCCCTGTTTGTCTGGGGAATTTGCAAATAACAAACCTGTTGTCATCTATGGTTTTGATCAGATCTTGTTGGAATTTCCATGGACTGAACTGTTTTAAACCATGATCCAATGTAATGATTTTCACATATGTACTAATAAAGTACAAAGGATCTTTAGAGCATTTTAAGTATTCTGCTATTTGCTCTTTAGTGAATTCTTGCTGCACACCGGGCGCTTTAAGATTATGATTCCCTAGATATGTTTTGTTCGTGTCCACCATTATCAAATTCCAATGCTTTACTGCTTTGCCTAATCAAATCCTGCAATTCTTTAGTAGAACCAACGTATAGAGAATTATTGGTAACATGTGTGGCTGAAGGATTATTTTTATCTTCTCTTATATCTTTCATCTTTTTATGCATATCAATTAAATCTTTGTTTGCACTTGCTATGGTACTGATTAATTGAGAAACGACTTCATATGCACGTGGTGATTCACCCTCAGATGCCACACTAAGAATGCCATCTATAGCCTCATTACCTTTATCGATAACATCAAGAAGATTTTGTCTTACAACATTAAAATCTCGGTTTGCACCAATAGCAGTAGTGTTTATTTTTTTAGCCAGCGGAGTTTTTTCTGTTTCTTCTTTATCAACCACTTCGCCCTCAATTCCCAAAAAATCAGATATATTTTTATTCACATCCATTATACTGTATTGCCCTCATAGTCTATGCCACCAGACGCACCATATTCGTATATAGCTGTGGTGTATGCAGTGAAATTGTCAATACCAGAAGAAGCACCGGACGGTCCAGTGACACCGGTTACAATCATGGAGGCTGCACCAGTAGGACCGGAAATATTAAAGCCAGTTCTTCCACCCACAAATACCAGATCCTTGTTAAGATCATAAATGGTAGATGTAACTGTTTGAATGAGTCCAGATGTCTTTACAGGACCGAACACATATGATTTTGCTGTAAAAGACATATCAAAAGAGATCAATCTACGTGCATCAAAATCACCTTCATATTCTTCCACAATAGACATATCATTTAAAACTATTGGAACATCGACCTTTTGATTTACGTCGTTAATATTAATAGTAACAGTAAATTCTGGAGTGAAATAAGGAAGTATTTGTTCAATTATTTGCAAACCATCTTCCATGAATTTAACCAAAATAGAAAGATTAAAAGAAAAATCATACGGGACTTCAACATAGCTATATGAAACTTTTTCATTATCACTACCAGCAATAACTTTCTTTTGTAAGGTATTTTTCTTCCTACCTGATGCATAAGAGGCATCTGTCATTTCAAATGCCATTCTAGGCAAAGTCATTTGTGTTTGTGTGGTATCGCCTAAATCTGAATATTCTTTTACTCTTCTTATCCATTTTTCTTTTGGACCGTAACCAAGGGGAACTCGTATTCTTTCTACTTCTGTTCCGCTAGAATCTGTCCTTTGAACATAGATATTATTGAACAAAGAACCAAAAGCGACTGTAAGATATCTGACAGATTTATTATAAAATGGTGTAAACATTAGTATCCACCTTCACTAAATGGGTCTGTCTCAGTAAAGTCGAATACATCATCGGCTTCAACTTGTATCCCACTATTATCCGAGAAAATATCAGTTGGGATATTAGTTGGTATAGACGGTGATGATGTTACACCAGACGTATAATAGGCAGATGAATCGTTGCCAGTTACACCAAGAGAACCGTTGAACGATCCACTAGTACCGGCAATTTGTAATAAACTGCCTACCCCATCCCATTTAATAGTATTGGCAGTGAATGTGGCTGTCGCCAAAGAACCACCCTGATACACTGTTTCTCCAGTAAGATATGTACCTGATCCGGACGTAAATGTGATATTGATCGCGAGGTCATCCCTCTGAGAATCCGTTCGATCAACCATAGTATCACCGGTATCGAAGTCTTCTTGACTATACTGGAATAACTCACAGTTTAACTTATAAACATATCTTTTTCCTGCCTGATAGAAAGGATCTTCATGTTCTACGAATTTAATTTCAAACATACCCTTAGTCAAGGGGAAATAAATTAAATCACCTTCTAGTGGTCTTTTTAAAGTGGGGGACACAATTGTGGCGATTTCTTGTTCAAACCGTTTTTTAGAAACAGAAAATGTTACGGTATCTCTGATTTCTAAACCAAATTTAGAGATGAAATCTCCATCGCCTTCAAAACCATCTATATTTTCTATGTACATTTCCATAGGAACAGCGGATTCAAATTTGGATAAAACATCTTCACCAAATAGTGTGTCTTCCTTAACCAGCACCCTTGGGATATACAGCATATCTTGACCGTGGATCCGGATTGTTTCTATTACTAGATCTTCAATCAGATTTTGATCTGCTTTTTTGGACCTGAAGAAGGAATTGGTTGCCATTTATTACCCCGTGTAAAAATCTGGGGGCAGCTCGTACATATCATGTACCTGCTCCTCTATTTTATCTATCTCTTCTTTAGCCTCATCTAAAATTCGTCCACCATTAAATTGTACACCTCCGGGGAGCTGAACACCTTCAAATTTAATGAGATTGTTTCCCCATTGTTTTTTAATTAACGAGGTAAGATATTTTTTAAGAAGTCTGTCATTGTAAATTTCAGTGTATGTTTGGGGATCCAAAGCAGAATAGCATTCAACTATAATGTATTGTCCTGCATCTATGTCATTGGTCCAATCCATGTCGATATACAACTTGTTTTCTACCCGACTAAACCTTAATCGTTTTTCTGGATCTAAAATTTGCTGAATTGTGGAAAGATGTTGTTTAGTAATAGTATAATTGGTTAAAGATCCGGGTGTAAATGTGCCATAAAAATCATTAAGGGCAAGTTGATATGATACATCAAACATATTGGTAGTGTGGGTGCTTATTTCAAATGCCCTGATAACACTAACGACTCTGGAGTCGATTGCATCCATATCCAAATAGCCATTTGTTTTATCAGTTTCTGTTACTTGATGCTTATGAAATCGTAATTGAACACCGTCATAGTGGTATTCGGCGAAAAATTGAAGCGCATCATCTAAGCAGTCTTCTATTTGAGAGTCGTCTACATTGATATCGATAACCGGTGCGCCAAGTCTTCTTAACGCATAGTCTTTTAATGATTGTCGTGATGTTGGTTGTGACATCCAGCCCTTTCTTTCTATTGATTATCTGTGAATCTGGTCTGAATAATTGGTAGAAGGGTTTGAACTTTATACATTGTATTTACAGACTCACCACCAGTTGCTCCGTCAAAAATAACCGCCCTTACTCTATTAACAGTATCCTGAAACGTTATAAGGGTGTGATAAAATTCTTCCAATGCGCTGGAATGCGTAGCAGGATCATTCACTACAGCAGTCGAAGATGATAATTTATCAGTATAAACTTTTTTAAATGTATACTGTATATCAGTCTCATTTCCCCCAGTTACAGCAGACGGTATACTAGTGTGTTTATGTTTTTCTCTAAACACGTTTCTATGCTTAATATATATAGATCTATCTAGTGACATAGCAGCCAATTGACTAACGGTATTTGGTTTTACACCAAGCAAAAAGGCCTTACCGGCAGTTATTCCGTCAGATGTAGTGCCATCATAATAAATTGTTGATCCAGCACTACCACCAGTTATTTCTAACGATAATGTTAACAGCCCTCTATCAAAATATTTTGTTATAGTGTTTAACATATTTTTGGTTTTGGAATCGTTTGTTATCGGATGCACATAACTTATTAAACCCGTAATTCCGGAATTTGATGTGCTTGTTCCAAACGTACCACCAGCAACATATTGTGTTACACCTCTCCCGGAAGTTCCTCCAGTGGGTCCGACATTTCCTAAGAATACGGCATAAACACCACCAGTAATACCTCCCGGAACACCAGCAGCACCAGTAGATGAAGCGGCTGACATCGATGTTAAATCCAAAATCTGAAAAATCCTACCATGTAAACTACCGGTTGTACCAGCATGGAGTTCTTGGGCACCTGTTTCTCCCAGTTTAAATCCGGGGGTTCCCCCACCAGCAGGACCGGGATGAGAAATTCCTAAAATAACACTTGCCTGCGGGTTATATCCGATCTTAAGATCTTTAAAGGCGGATCCAACATAACATTGTTGACTTTCTGAAAAACCCTCTTCATATGCCAAGTCATTTAGTAGGGTTTGATGTATATCTCCCGAATTAAAATAAGGACTACTATTTGCAAATATTGGTGGTTCGGTAGTCTTGGTTCCATCGGGTGCAACAAGACCAGAATTTATACCGTACAGATTTGAAACCTGTTCTTCAATTTCAACTAAAAAATTATCATTATCTTCCGACGCTTCTCCAGTACCGCCATCACTTTCTCCGCCACCACCACCACCCACATTATAGCTATTGCTCAAAGAAAACAAGACTCTTGCGTTTATACTAAAAATAGGACCAGTCAAACCATCAACGCCGGCTGTATAATCTGCAGTTGCCCCGTACAATTGGGCATTAGATATAGTCCCTGAAGGCAATCTAGTTGATCTGGTGGGAACACCTCTCCCATCGGTTGCATATCTTATATTATAATTTATCATGGGTTAATAGTGTCCTTTATTATCTAGAAATACGTATATTTGTGGGACTAATCATAATCCCCGTTCCCGTGTGCGCCAGCGAATAGCTATTCATAATCACGGGGTCGCCCGCACTGTTTTCATAGAATTGTTCATATACTTTTACTGGGTTGTTGTTCCAATCTCTTCTCTCCGCTAGATCATTATCATATTTTAAAATACCTGCATAACTGTATGCATCTTCATTATTACCAGAGAAGTTGCCGCCTGAGTGAAGTGTGGTATCGCTATCGGGGGTCCACCCATCTGTACATTTCGTAGCAGACCACCCAGCAGCACATCTATAAATTGAGCCATCAGTGTACAATTGTTTTTCTTCAGCCAGGATATTGTCGCATTCATTATGAAGATTTGACCACTCATTGCAATTGAATTCGAAATCAGAACTACAGGTAGCGTTAGTGCATATTGTTGGTATTACGAGTTGACCACCATCAACC